ATCTAGAGTGTGTACTCATTCGCTCGCGGCTGGAAGGTCTGCTTTCTGCGCAAAAGCGGACTAGACGTGCTGACGCCAAGCCCTACCGGTTTTGACCCAATGCGGTCCTTGGGTATTCCCGCCCGTTGCCCGGCCAGCGGGTTGCCTCTACGCTCTCGGGAACAGCGCTTCGTCTAGCGACCGCTAGAGCCACCGTCGACAGCGGGAGGGCAGCTAATTGGCCCGCGAGCAGCGCAGATTGGCCGCGATCTTGGCGGCGGATGTGGCCGGCTATTCCCGACTGATGGGTCGGGACGAAAGCGGCACGCTTGCTCGGCTGAAGGCGAATCGCCGCGAACTGTTTGAGCCTGCTCTGGCCCGGAATGGTGGCCGATTAGTGAAGCTGACCGGCGATGGCGCGCTGGCCGAGTTCGGGAGTGCCGTGGCCGCTCTCGGGGCCGCCATTGAGTTCCAGCAGGCAATAGCCGATGCCAATCAAGCTCAACCTGAAGACACTCGGATCGTTTTCCGAATCGGCATCCATCTCGGTGATCTAATTGTCGATGGCGATGACCTCTACGGGGACGGTGTGAACGTCGCGGCCCGACTAGAGGCGGAAGCGCAGCCGGGTGGAATCGTCATTTCCCGGGCAGTTCGCGAAGCGGTGCAGGGCCGTCTCAAAGCAAATCTCGTCGCTCTAGGTGAGTTGGCCCTCAAGAACATTGAGCGCCCGATCCGGGCCTTTCGGGTTGAATGGGAGGAAGCCGATTGGCGGCCAGCGGCCCCAGTGCCTTCGACGGCATCCGAAGCCGCACTGGAGAGGTCAGGCCCGCCGCGACTTTCCATTGTGGTTCTCCCCTTCGCAAACATAGGGGGCGATCCCGAGCAGGAATATTTCGTCGATGGCGTGACCGAAAGCCTGACCACCGACCTGTCGCGCATGAGCGGCATGCTGGTGATCGGTTGCAACACGGCCTTTACCTACAAGGGAAAACATGTCGATCTGAAGCAGATCGGCCACGAACTCGGCGTGCGCTATGTGCTGGAAGGTTCCGTGCAGCGCGGCGGTAATCGGATGCGTGTCAATGCGCAGCTCATCGACGCCGCGACCGGCAATCATCTCTGGGCCGAGCGCTTCGACAAGCCCGTGGCCGATCTCTTCGACATGCAGGACGAAATCGTCGCGCGGCTCGCCGGTCAATTGGGGACGCAGCTATTCACCGCCGAGGCGCGGCGCGCGGAACGGGCACCGAGCCCCGATTCCCTGGACCTTTATTTCCAGGGGATGGCTTGCATGGCCAAGGGGTTCACCCTCGAATTTCTCTCGCAGGCGAGCGGCTATTTCCAACGCGCCTTGACGCTCGATCCCGGCAACATCGAGGCGTTGGTGTGGAGTGCGCATGTAGATGTGGAGAAGGCTACCAATTTTGCGACCGATGATCGGGCGGCGCAGTTCGCGGCGGCCGAAGCGGCTTTGACCAAGGCACTGTCCCTGGCTCCCGAGCATGCCTGGGCCCACGCGGTCTTGGGCCTCGTCCAAATCCAGACTAACCGCGCGGTCCAAGGCATAGCCGAATGCGAACGGGCGTTGGCGCTGGATCGAAATCTGGCCGCCACTCATGCAATGATCGGTTTTGCAAAGCTTCGTATCGGTCGCGGCGAGGAAACCGAGGCACATGTCCAGGAGGCATTCCGCCTCAGCCCTCGCGATACGTTCGCCTTTATCTGGATGGGGGTCATGGGCATCGCCAAGCTTTTGCTCGGCAGCGACGAGGAAGCGGTCGCGCGGTTGCGTCGCGCCATCGAGATGAACCGAAATCTCCCACATGCGCATTTCCATCTCGCTGCCGCGTTGGCGCATCTTGATCGGCTCGATGAAGCGCGCTCGGCGGTTCAGGCGGGACTTGCCCTCGCTCCTACTTTTGCCATGCGTTGGTTCCGCGCCGGTGCGCTTAGCGACAATCCGGTCTATCTGGCGCAGCGCGAGCGAGCCGCTGAAGGCATGCGCAAGGCCGGAGTGCCGGAGGGATGATGCCGCTGTTCCGCACGCACATTTGAGGCATGCTGCGCTGGATCAACGCCACCGAGGCGCTTCCTCATCACGTTTCCTCTGACGTTGCTCGGCCGGCGGACGAAGTGATCGAATAGTGCCACTCACTTCCGGTAATGGCCCATAGCAGTACTGCTTAGATCCTATGCTGATGACCGGTTTCGGGTGCTAAGCGAACCTCCGCCAGTGCCGCCGCGCCATTTGCGCATTTCGCTCAAGCGGCAACGCCGCACACCCCAGAAACGGGCCGCACGCATGGCCACACGGCGAGAGATCGGCCCACCATGGCGTCATCGGCTACGGCGGCGGCAAACGTTGCACAAACCGCCGGAAAACCGGGCTGTCGCTTGCCATCGGGCGTTCGGCTGCGTCCCATTGTCGAGCTCCAAGCCTACGAGCGCAACGCCCGTACCCATTCTGCCGAGCAGGTCGCGCAGATCGCCGCGTCGATCGAGGAATTTGGCTGGACCAACCCGGTCCTCGTGACCTCCGCCGGCGAGATCATCGCCGGCCACGGCCGGGTCGAGGCAGCCAAGGCGCTCGGCCTGGCCGAAGTGCCGGTCTTGCTGATCGACCACCTGACGGCGGCGCAGTGCCGGGCCTATGTCATCGCCGATAACAAGATTGCTCTAAATGCCGGTTGGGACGAGGACCTGTTGGCGCAAGAGCTGCAGGCATTGGAGACCGATGGCTTCGATCTGCTGAAGACGGGTTTCGAGTCCAAGGATATCGACGAGCTGTTCGCGGCAATTGTTGAAACCGACGAGGACGGTCGCGACGATCGCCCCGATGAGGATGAGCCGGTCGAAGAGCCGCCGCAGGAGCCAATCACCAGGCGGGGCGATCTTTGGATCCTTGGCGCCCATCGCCTGCTATGCGGCGACTCCACTAACGCGGCGGATGTCGCGAGGCTCTTGGGCGAGGACAGGCCGCATTTGATGGTCACCGACCCGCCGTATGGGGTCGACTACGATCCGGCCTGGCGTAACCGTGCGGATCGGGCCAATGGCAAAGCCTATGGCGCCCGCGCCGTCGGCCAAGTGCTGAACGACGATAGGGCGGACTGGCGTGAGGCCTGGGTCTTGTTTCCGGGCGATGTCGCCTACGTCTGGCATGCCGGTGTTCATAGCCCGACGGTGGCCGAGAGCCTTGCGGTTTGCGAATTCGATCTACGCGCGCTGATCGTGTGGGCGAAGACTCGTTTGGTCATCGGGCGTGGGCATTACCATCACATGCATGAGCCTTGCTGGTACGCAGTGCGCCAGGGCGGCAATGGGCACTGGTCGGGTGATCGAAAGCAGACCACGCTCTGGCAAATCCAGCATGTTAAGTCCGACACCGGCCATGGCACGCAAAAGCCGGTCGAATGCATGCGTCGCCCGATCCTCAATAACAGCGGTCGCGGCGATCTGGTTTATGAGCCGTTCGCAGGCTCTGGCACGACCATCATCGCAGCCGAGAGTGTCGGCCGGCGTTGCCTGGCGCTCGAGCTTAACCCGGCCTATTGCGACATCATCGTCCGCCGCTGGCAGACCTTCGCGCGCGCCGAGGCGCAGCTGCCCGACGGCCGCACCTTTGCTGAGCTCGAGCTTGAACGGAGCGCCGACTGATGGCTCTGGTCGGCGTGACGCAACTTGCCGAGGCGCTCGGCGTTTCGAAAGGTCAGGTCAGCAAGCGGGCATCCGCAGGATCAATCCCGATCGCGGATCGCGACGGCCGTGGTCATCCGCTGTTCGACGTCGACCAGGTGCGCGCGACCTGGTCGAACAACGTCAACCCTTTGATGCGTCGCCGCGGCGATGACGTTGCGCCGCCGGCGGCGCCGCAGCTCGAGCACGACGAGCTCGAGGAGGCGACACCTGTAGGCGAACGGCGTTCGCCATATGCGCCAGAGCCAACGCCGCGCGAGCCGTCAGGCCTGTTGCGCCAGCAGGTCGTCGAGCGCCAGTTGCGCAACCGCCGCCTGGTGCGGCAGCTCGCTGAGGACGAGGGGCTGCTGGTCCTGGCGCGCGAAGTCGAGAATACGCAAACCACCATCGCCCGGCAGACCCGCGACGGTGTCACTGCCTTTCTCGCAGACGGCGCCGCTGAGCTCTACGCCTTCGTGGCGCATCAGCGCACCGAAGGTGAACTCCGCATCTGGCTGAGCCAGCGCTCGGGCAAGGCATTCGACGAGGTCGAGCGGGCGCTCGAAGCGGAAACGGGCGACGAGTTCGACGATGGAGCCAACGCAGCAGCCAACGGGCAGCAATCTCGCAACGCTGGCACCGGCGCAGCTCCGTAGGCTGCTGCCGGGCCTCGGTTCGGCGCGCGCGGCGGTCCGCAAGGCCTGGTGTGCAGGCCTGCGGCGAGATCCGCCGATCAAGCCGTCGGACTGGGCCGAGAAATACCGCGTGATCGCCGAGGGCACCTCGGCGCACGCCGGCAAGTGGCGCAACGCGCGCACGCCGTACCTGGTCGACATCATCGACTGCCTGGCGGCTGACCATCCGGCGCGGCGCGTCACGTTCATGAAGTCCGCGCAGATCGGCGGTTCGGAGATCATCACCAACGCGCTGTTTTGGATTGTCGACGCGGCGCCGGCGCCGGTTCTGGTCGTGCACCCCACGATCGAGGCCGCGCGCGACTGGACCAACGAGAAGCTCGAGCCGTCGATCGAAGTGACCAAGCGTGTGCGCCGGAAGATCCAGGCGCAGGTGATTCGCGGCCGCGACGGCAGCACCATGAAGCGCAAGCGCTTCCCGGGCGGCTCGATCGTGATCACCGGTGCCAATTCGGCGGCGGGCCTGCGGCAGAAGTCCATCAAGGTTCTTATCTGCGACGACTTCGATGAGTTTCCGCTCACGGTCGCCGGTCAAGGCGACCCGGCGCGCATGGCTCGAGCGCGCCAGATCAGCTATCAGAAAATCGGCGCCGACAAGGAGCTCGACGTGTCGACGCCGACCATCAAGTCGGTGTCGCGGATCTGGCGGCAGTGGGAAGACGGCACGCAGGGCGAGCGCTACGTCCCTTGCCCGAGCTGCGGCCATATGCAGACGCTCAAGTGGGGCGGGCCGCAAGAAAAGTTCGGACTCAAGTTCAACACGGTGCCGCCCTATCGCGCGCACTACGTTTGCGAGGGGTCCGGTTGCATCATCGAAACCTGGCAGCTGCAGGAAATGGACGCGCGCGGCGAGTGGCGTCACGCCAAGCCACTCCCCGGCCGCGAGCCGTCGTTTCGGATCAATGCGCTCTATTCGCCTGTGACGACCTGGGACAAGGCCGTCCAGGAATTCCTCGAGTGCCGCGATGATCCGGAGAAGTTAAAAACCTTCGTCAACCTCTGGCTGGGCGAGCCGTGGGACGAGGCCGGGGACCGGCCGAAGGCCGCCCAGCTCATGGAGCGCCGCGAGACGTTGGAGCCGGGCACCGTGCCCAACGGCGTGCTCATGATCTCGGCGGGCTGCGACGTCGGCGCCGACGGCATCTGGTATCACGTCAAGGGCTGGGGCCGCGACCGTCAGAGTTGGAGCCTCGAGCACGGCTTTCTCGACGGCGAGACCGGGACGAGCTCGGGCGCCGCCTGGCGCGCACTCGATGTCGTGCGGCAGAAAAAGTTCCGCGACGCCCTTGGCGTCGATCGGCCGATCGAAGCGCTCGCCGTCGACGCCAACTTCCAGACGGAAGTGGTGGTTGAATGGTGCAAGACCCGGCTCGGCTGCCATGCGGTGCGTGGCGAGGAGGGCTGGA